TCAAAAGGATCTGCTGGTTCCATTATCAAACTCATGACACGTAGAGCACTTTGAGGTACTAGTTCATTATTTAACGAATAATTCTTATAATAACTAGACATTTTGCTACACATTACTCTCATCAATATATCTAAATTTGGTAAACCCCCTATCTCTATTGGTATATTATATAATAATCTCCTTTTTAACTTGTAAAATCCTATATTCTGGTTTTGATACATAGTCAAATGTGAACAGAGGACTGCTATCCAAGTTGCACCTAATAGAGAACCTTCTTTTACAAAGTAACTTTCTGCTTGGTTTAGGTATAAGTCTACATTACTAGTCGGGTCAGAATAAGAACCATAGTCTACATATGAAATGCGACTCTTAATGTCTGGTTTATAGGATCCTTGTTTAGTGTGGAAGATTGAGTTCAACTCTAAAAATTTATCAGACAGATTAGATTTAGCAATATTTCTAGTTATACCGCATAGAGCTTGAATCTGAGTAACTATCTTTGTGCTGGCTTTGACAACTTTGGTAAAATAAGATTCATCTGTTTCACACTTTATGATTCTTATGTAATCATCAGAAGTTAACCAATGCTTAGAATAAACAATTTCATGTACAGATCTCTTGCAGATTTCATCAGCCAAGCTTAGACAGTCATCTCCAACGCAGCTGCTTAAAACATTAAAAATACCTTGATGCATCCCTTCATTGCTAATTAACGTAAGATTTTTCAGGTCACAAACTTTGTCGTTTTTTAGAGATTCCATTATTTCCGAGCCTATCTTACCAGCTAGCTTGCCTTTCAGTATCTCTTTACAAATGCTATTTGGCAATTTTATCACTTTATTCGAAAATCTCTCCAGAACCTCTCTAATTAGACCTCTTACACTATTTTGGTCTCTCATTACTAGATAAGAATAAAATGTTCCCATTGTCATACCAGGACCCCACTTGCTACAATCAGCACTATCATAAATCATGTTCTTTTCATTTTTAGTTCTATTAAACTCATACTGCACTATATCATCTTTATTTCGATGTTCTATTAAGTTGCTAGTCCTATCTTGACCAAGATTGATATTTCTGCAATGCCTTGCTAACTCTTCTAAAACATATGCACCAATTCTCAT